TGGACTCATTTATCAAGAGGACGATATTAGTTCACCCTATCTGGCCAAAATATATGTAAACGCTGTTTTACAAACTAGTGGTTATACAATCAACTATGCTACTGGTGATGTAACGTTTTCGGCCTCTAAGTCTGGTCAAACAATAACGGCCGATTATTCTTATGCTGTTAGCTCATTATGGACACTAGAGCCATCATCGGGAAAGATGCTTAATATTGAGCACACCGAGGTCCAATTCGCAGGCGATGTTAAAATCCCAAATGCTTATCATGGTGATTCCAACACAACATGGTTTGATTTCTCTATCTGGGTATACAACCCAGCGGACCTACCTAATAAGATCCAATATTCGAACACTAGATATAAGTCGGAAGCTGATATCATCTCGGATGCAAACTTAGCATATCCACACAGGCAGTTTGGCAATCTTCCAGGTACCGATGAGTACCTCACATTTCCATTTAACTATGGAAGTTTACAGGTTCTTAGAAACTCAGTTGGTGCTGAGCTGAGAGTCTCATTAAAAGACGATATCCCTATAGAGGGGAGTTTTGCCAACTTAACCGTATATTTCTTAAGTAGAGACGAATGATTAGAGAAATTGTCATATGGCTACAACCCCTTATTGAGTGGTTTGCCAAAATTCGTATCCCTTATTCCAAAAAGAGAATTACAGGTAAAGAATATTACAAGATGCGCGATGAGATAAAACCAGGGGCCGTTCTGCTCACTTCTGTGTGCGGTGAACTATCAAATCTCATAAACCCTTCCGATTATAAACATGGGGCAGTGTATGTGGGCGGAGATAAGGTTAAGTATGTGATTGAGGCAACCTCTAAAGGCGTGATCAAGACGGACTTGGTTACCTTTATGCTTACAAAAGACAAGATCCGTGTGTATGACCCATTGCTGAGTACAGAGATGAGACAAATGGCAGTTTCCGCTGCGCCTTACCATATAGGGACACCCTACGACTTCGCTTTTGATCTAAAAAACGAGAGATTCTATTGTTTCGAGTTCATCGCCAATCTATTTGAGACTTATTCGGAAATGAAAGGCCTCAAAAAGTCGTGTTTTTTAGGTTATGATGTATATGATTCAAGTGTCATCACAGATGATCCGAAAAATTTCAACCTGAGATACTCCTGGGGGGAGTGATATGCTTTATCAATGGATAAGAGTCTTGGATGGGGACAACGGAACCATCACCGACGTTTCACTCGCCAATCAGGACGAGAGCAGCACAATTGCTATGGATCTTGTGGTAAGTGAGGACTACATATATGTAGGACAGCATTTCCCTTTTAATAATATTTATTTTGACGTGAATACAGTGAACGCTGTATCGGCAGATATTTCTATAGATTATTGGGCCGGACAAGGTAACGGTTGGGTGGCCGGAGTGGATATTCTGGATGATACATCATCGGCCGGTGTACCTCTTGCTAAGAGTGGTGTGGTTCAGTTCTCACCAGATCGCAAGTATTCATGGCATCGCATCAACGACACAGAGAATGAACCAATGCCAGCAGGTCTAGAGACGATCACAATATATAACGTCTACTGGATGAGAATTTCTTATAATGCGACTTTAACAGCGGGAACATTGCTAAACCGTATAGTATATCTGTTCACCAGATCACAACAGTTAGATAATATAGATACTCAGATTAATCGATTTCTAGATAGCTTTGAGTCTGGAAAAACTGACTGGGAAGATGAGATTGTCACTGCTTCTCAAATGCTTGTTGCTGATTTGAGAAGAAGAGGGCTTGTCACCCACTATGGCCAAGTATTAAGATTTGAGGACGTAACCTTGGCGGCGGATCTAAAGACGCTTATCCTTATTTATCAAAACTTAGGCCCTGGATTTAGGCAAAAGCTTGAAGATGCTAGGGCAGATTATGAGAAGACTTTAGATATGGGTCGTTATACATTTGATAAAAACAACGATGCTTTTACCGATAGTGGTGAAATTACAAACAAAGTAAAGCAGCTAGTAAGATGAGTAAAATTTCAACAATTGTAGACAATATACGCACAAGAGTCGGTACTGTTTTATCGGACCATAAACAGCTTTTTAATAATCGAATTATTGAAGAGAACGACACTCTTTTTCTAAGTAAAGGCTACGCTGTAGGGCTAGGCCCTGGCACAAACTCTAATAGACTATTATCGTGCAAGCTATCTGTACTTAGAACAGCGACTATTACTATCACTAGGGCGCATTTTGGCGTGGATATGGATGTAGATGTTAGGAATACTTTAGAGAAGGATCTTTTAGAGGATCAATATCTAATTATTAATGATCTAGAGAAAGATCCAGACCTAGAAAGTGTAGTTGCAAGTATCAAATACCAGTCAGATAATGGAATTGAGGAAGTTTTTACGGCACAAGGCCATTTTTTGATGGTCCAATCAATCTATGAATTTGAATATTTTGAAGATTTAACTTAAGGAGCGAGGAATGGCCTTACAGACACGAAATTCAGTATTGGCAATCAAACAAGAATCAACAGAGGGAACTCCTGTAAGCCCAACAGCAGCAGGAGACTATGTTGCGCTACAGGAAGGGTTCACTATGGAACCGGCCTTCGCGGAACTCGATAACGCAGAGCTAACTGGCTCTATTGCAAATGCTAAGACCGTGCTTGGAATTGAAGAACCTAGTGCGTCATTTTCTCACTACTTCAGGGCCTCCGGGGTAGAGGGGCAGTCCCCTAACTATGGACCATTATTGGAAAATGCATTCGGCGCAGAGACAGAAAGAAGCACTGAACGGGACACGATCGCCGCTTCTACTGTGTCAGTTATTAAGGTCGATACAGGCGAGGGATCTGAATTTCAAAGAGGCGATGCATTGCTCGTAAAGAAGGCATCTGGTGTGGGCTATGAAATCAGAAATGCACTAAGTATCGCTACAGATGATATCACATTGGCCCAAGACCTCCAGGACGCCCCTGGGGTTGGCGTAAATCTAGGGTTAAATGTACTCTGGTCCCCTCAAAATTCAGGGCACCCTACGCACTCTTTATGGCTTTACAGAGGCAACAACGCTGCTGGTGCAGTGGAGATGATGGCCGGATCTAGAGTAACAGAAGTTTCAATTGATGTTACTGCTGGAGAGTTCGTAAATGCTTCTTACTCAGTAGAAGGAAATGAGTACTTCTATGATCCAGTTGAAATCACTGCAACAGATGTTGCTTTTGATTTTAACGATGGCTCAGCAAGAGCTGCTTCCATCACGGCCAAAATGTACAAAGATCCCTACGAGGTTGCAAGCGCCCTTCAAACGGCCATGGATGCGCTTTCAGGTGATACAATCACAGTTGCTTACTCAGACTCAACAGGTAAATATACTGCGACATCTGATGGGGTAACCTTTGAATTATTACCTGCGACTGGACCAAATACTGCTAATGAAGGCTGGTCTACACTAGGATTTGGCACTGCCGATTTAACAGGGGCAACAACATATGAAGCTGCCTCAGCACTCGATAAGTCTAGCCCTCAAACTGCTTCTTTTGATGCTGCTGATCCATTAGTAGCAAAATCAAATGAAGTCCTATTAGGGCCAGATGCACAAGAAATTGTGTGTTTTGAAGCATCAAGCATGACAATCACTTTAAGCAATACTAAGGCCGATATTCTTTCTGTCTGCTCTGATTCTGGTAAATCTGGATCAGTTTTCAGCGAAAGAGAGGCCACTATTGAAATAACTGCCCTCCTTGAGGATCACCAAGCAGAAGAATTTAAAAACTTCAGATCTGGTGACAATATGCTCTTTACTTACAACCTAGGTGAAAAGAGTGGAGGCAACTGGGTTGCTGGAAAATGTATGAACGTACATAGCCCAACTTGTACCATAAGCTCATTCTCTTTAGGGGATAGCGACGGCCTAGTTACTTTAGAAATGACATTGACTACTTATACAAGTTCAGGTTTAGGTGAACTTTACTTTAATCAACTGTAACAAAGGCTTTTTATGAACTACAAGTGGACTCCTAGCGAAACTTTGGAAGGTTTTGTTGAAATTAAACTGCTTAAGTACAATGACAGGATGAAGGTGCTTGAGTCCCTTAATTTAAAACCTAATAAAGAGGGTGAGGTCACGGTTAACAAAGACACGATTGACCAGCTCAGTAAGATTAGGGAAAGGCTTGTAGATCAAATTACCAAGGTTGACTTAAAGCATAAGGACAGTGGTCTGCATTTTAAGAGCTTAGATGATTTGGAATACTACGAGGAATACCAGGAAGTGGTTAACAGCCTTTCTGGTATTCTTTTAAACGGTGTTAAGCTGGGAAACGGTTCAAAGAAGCGTTAAAGCTTCAAACGAGGTGGGCATGTCAAGGCAAGAAACTAAGCAACAGCACACAGCCCTTAGTTCAAGAGTATTTCGACAGAAAAATGCTCAAAGGCCTTGGCTACACCTTTGATAGTACAGACCTTACTTACACCAAGGTTCAGATTTTTGCTTTGATTGAGAACACGGTCAATAAAATTCAAGACGAGGCCTCAAAGAAGACGAAAATTAATAAAAGGCCGGGTAAGTAAGGGGTTTGTATGGCAGATATAAAGATTGATTTAACGCTTGCAAACTATGCTGGTATCGTAAAAAACCTAGAAACAATCAATAATTCATTAAAGGGCCTTCAGAAAACCACACAAAAGATCAATACAGATGCGGCCACAAAAGGCTTTGAAAAGCTAAATGAATCTGTTGAACAGACTAATGAAGAATTAACTAAAATTGATAAACTCCAAAAGACTGTAGCGGGGTCATTTGGCGCTATTACAAGTGCTGTAACCCTATCTGTTGTTGCCTTTAATAATCAAAGTAAAATTATCAGCACTTTTAATAACGGTACAATTAGGGCAGCTACAGCACTACAAAAACTTAATATACCATTCCTGAATATTGAGAAGACATTAACAAAGGCCAATATTGGTTTTGCGAATGTTGTTAAGGGATTAGCAGGAACAATAGATACCAGTAGTAAGCTTGCTAGAGCATCAGTTGTTTTAGAAAGAGGATTATTTGGTTTAGCAATTAACACAGGAACACTAGGAGCGGCCTTAGTCGGTCTGGGTACTGTTTTAAATCAATCAACAAATGCTTTCGCTGATGCTATTGGGCAGGTGAGTATTTTTGCTGGTATCTTGCTTGGTTCATTCAGTGTTGTTTTAACTAAAATTATATTAGATCTAAGTAACTTTGCCTTTGAATTAGGTACAAGTGTGGTTAATGCGGCCAAAGATGCATCTGCTGCGTTTGCTGACTTAGACAAAAGTACTTTTGTATTTAATAGGACTGTAGAAGGTTTTAATAGGGTCTTTGGGGATGCTATAGGCAACACCGAGACCTGGACCAAAACTATTGAAGAACTTGGTATGGCCACTGGTCTTACAACTAAAGAATTAAGAAGGTCAACCACAGAAATCATTCAGGCCACAAGTCAGATGGGTCTGAATGAGGAGCAAATGAAGAAGCTCCTTAAAATATCTGTCGATTATGCTGCCCAAACAGGCAAAGACACATTTCAAGCAACAGTCGACTTTATTACGGCCTTAAATGGTGGCGCTCAATCAGTTATTAAATATGGCGTTAAACTTAACGAGGCCTCTGTACAGCAGAAATTATATAAAGAGGGTTCTGACACAATATTCAAATCATTGAGTGATGGACAGAAAATTCAAGCAAGATATAATGCCTTGTTGACCCAATATGCTCCAATAGCCGGTGTTGCTGCTGATATAACTAAAACATTAGCAGGACAAGAGCAAATTTTAGAGACCAACGTTGCAAGGGTAAATGAGCAGTTCGGTAAAGGGACTGCTATTATTGAGAGATCAAACATTGTTAATTTTGCTTATAATAAGGTTTTAGGCAATATTAATGATAATGTTATTGCAACAGCGGGCTTTTTAACGGCATTAGGTGGTCGTTTCTTACAAGTTGCGGGTTTCGTTGGCAGTCTTGTCCTTAAGCTTTTATTACTTCAAAAAGCAATCAAGATTGTAAATATATTACTCTCCACAAATTTAGCACAAACAGCATTTGGGACATCTATCCCATTCCTCAATAAATCAATCGTTGACTTAACCAGATCAACAGGTGCAAGCTTTGTTTCATTTAAGAGCCTTACAGATATAGTTAAAACAGCAGGAAGTTTAATTTCTGCCACGGCAAAAAATATAACTGCCGGATTTTTAGGTATAAGCACGAGTGCTCTTAGTTTTACAACTGTTATAAGAGGTGTTTTTCTTAAGGCAGTTGTTGGTGCAAAAACTGCAGTTTTAGCACTATCTAAGGCCTTTTTGGTTCTTTTGGCAAACCCAGTCGTTTTAACAGTAGTAGCTATTTCAGCAGCTATATTTGGTTTATTTAAAGGTTTACAAGAGTTAGAGAAACAAACAGGGGCACTCTCAACTGTATGGGAAGTATTTACTGAAGTATTAGAGGCAACATCTAGTGTGCTAGATCCTTTAATTGATTCCTTTGTTTCTTTAGGTAAAACCATTGTCACTATAGCTAACAAGGCATTTGGTTTCTTTGTGGCCCAATTAAGTAGATTGATATCGCTTGGAATTACCCTTCTTAAAAAGAATCCATTTGATATATTTGGGCAAGAGCAACTAAAAAGACTAGAAGAGGCCAACAAAAAACTTGTTGCTTTTGGCACTGCTGCTGAAGGTGTTGATTTTGATTTAAGGAAACTTAATAAAACAACCAAGAAAGCAAGTGAAGATTTCAAAAAACTTGAGTCTGATGCTGAAGGAGCAGGATCAAGAGGGATTAAAGAATTAGAGTCATCTATTAAGTCCATTGAGACAAGATTAAGAGATTTTGGTAAAGGCCCTCTTGAAATAGCTAAAAGAAACTTCAATGAAGAGAAAAAGATTGTTGAAGATTCATTGAATGCTAAAATCATAAGCAGAGAAAAAGCAAATGAGACCATTTTAGGGCTAACAAGAGAATTTCAAGCAAAAAGACGAGCAATTGCACAGGATGCCAGAGAGAAAAGGCGCAAAGAGTTACTTGAACTTGAGCGACTTGAGCAACAAGCGGCCCAGAGAACTGCTGAAATACGTAATAAATTCGAGGGGGCAATTGGTGTTGCTGCTGGAGATCCTTTAGGTCAATTAATTGGTGGAGCTGAGAAGTTCAGAGATACAATAACTGAAGGGTTTAGCGCAGAAGAAATCAAGAAATTCAAAACTGAAATAGATGGTCTTGGTGATAGTTTTGGTATTGGAATAGCATCAGGTTTTGCTACAAAGGTTCTTGATGGAGCTAGTGGAGCAAAAGATTTAATTGTTGGCGGTGCTACTGCTTTAGTTGACACAGTTGTGCCTGGATTAGGTAAAGCTGTGGGTCCGATATTTGATGCATTTGCACAAGGTCCAGAAGCGACAAAAGCTTTTGTTAAAGATTTCACACGTGCAATTCCTAATCTGATAAAAAATATAATTTTAGCGGCCCCAGCTTTTATTGAGGCGATAATTGAAGAAATACCGATACTGGTAGAGTCGTTAATTCTGGCCATTCCAGAGGTGATAGATGGTTTTGTGGCTGCCCTGCCTCGAATTATAGAAGGTCTAATCCGGCTCATACCACGATTAATCCAAGGTATAATTAGGAGCCTACCGACTCTATTTAGGGCGCTAATCAAGGTTAGTCCTTTAATAATTACTGAGTTGGTAAAAGAGGCCCCTAGGTTTATTACTTCATTAGTGAAAAATGTCCCGCAGATTGTAGCTGGGCTTGCAAAAGGTTTACTAGGTCTTGGTGGAATATTTAAAGGTTTTGGTAGCGGTATCTTTGATACCTTTAGAAACCTTTTAAGTAATTTTAATCCAATCAACATATTCAGAAAGATATTCCGCTTCGATGGTGGTGGCCGTGGAGCGGTCGAGAAGTTTCTCGGGTTCGATTTCCCATTTATCAAATTTGCAAAAGGTGGTTTGGTTGGTGGCCGTTCTAGAGTAAGGGGTGATAGCCAGCTTAATGATGTTGTGCCAGCAATGCTTTCCCCAGGGGAAGTTGTCTTGCCAAGGTCTGTTGTTAATAGCGGACCTGGAGCAATGGTGCGCTTTCTACAAGACATGGGATTGGCACCCAGAAAAATGTTTCTCGGTGGCCTAGTTGGTGGTCTAGTTGACTTCGTTGGTAACGCTGTCGGTACGGCAATTAACCTTGTAACTGACACCACTGGTTTTGTTTTTGAAGGAATCACCACAGGTGACATAGACAGGATTAGGGATGGTTTAAGAAACGGTTTAGATGAAATAGGTAGTAGTGGGTTTGAGTTAAGCAGTAATCTTCTAAGTGCATTAGGAATTGATGAACTCAATTTCATACCAAACCCACCAAGAGATCTCTTAAAATCTCTAAGGGAGTTAGGTGCCAACTTAAAACTAAGCGATGTCTTATCTAACCCGGTTAGGGCCGTATCAGACGCTGTTAGAAGTCTTTTGGATACAACACTAGGTGGACCACTTAGAAGTGTTCTCAAGGCACCAGGATTACAACAGGGTGGGACTATACCACAAGGTTTTCCTAATGATAGTTTTATAGCTGGCCTAACCAGTGGTGAAACTGTTGTACCAAGAGATTTAACTCAAAGGTTAGATCGATTTATTAACAATAATGATTCTTCACCTGGAGAGTCAGCTCAAGGTTTAGATCGTGAAATCCTATTTAGGATTTTAGAGGCATTAGAGCGCCCACTTGTAGCAAGCGCACAAGTCGATTTTAACGAGGATACCCTCGCCGATATTATTTTGACTCTCAATAGAGGTAATAAAAGGTTAGCATGAATATAGAATTAACACAGGGTAAGACAGCTATTATTGATGATGATGATTATGATCTAGTGAAAAATTATAAGTGGTGTGCAGTCACTCATGATAAAGGTCGAATTTTTTATGCCTGTGCGTGGGTTAACGGTAAAAGAATAAAAATGCATAAGTTAATTATGGATTGCCCACAAAAAATGGTTATAGATCATATTGATCATGATGGTTTAAATAACAAAAGAGAAAATCTAAGGCAGTTAACAAAGCGTGGTAATCGCTGGAACAGTTTACCTAATAGGAATAGCAAGTCGGGTCTTAAATACGTAACGAAATTCAAAGATAAGTGGCAATCAAGAGTCATGAGGGAAGGGAAGAGAGTATTCTTAGGTAACTACGATACTCCAGAAGAAGCCAGTATAATTGGGCACTGGTACGAACAGGAGGTGGGTTATCGCTGATACAAATCAGAGAATCCGATTTATGGCCAACAACCTGGCATCTTTGAATGTTAATGCTTTTACATTCTCTAGCGAGGTAACAGGTTTTGAGGCAAGTAATGCATTCAACTCTTTTAGATCGAGCACCTGGAGAACTTCAGGTTTCTTCAGGATTACATCGGGCTCGAATGATGAAATACATATTAATGATGGGTCAGATAAGTCTGCGACCATTGCTTCGGGAGAATATACGACGGCAGCTTCTCTGGCAACGGCAATACAGACAGCTCTTAATGGAGTATCAGCGAACTGGACAGTTACCTACGATACTGCGGGAGGCTCATACAAATTCACTATTGGAAACTCTGGCTCGGTTACCCTCAAACTTTCCACAACTACAAATGCGGTATGGAATACAATCGGATACACAGGCACAACCGACTTAACAGGGACGAGTTTCCCAGCACAGGAGCAAAGAGCACATGATCCGGTCGTTGGTGAATTTATTACTTTGGATTTTGGTGGCATACTTCCTGTCACTTTTGCTGGCGTTATATCAGATGTGGCCGTCAGCTTTGGACTATCGTCAAGTGCTGTTGTTACCCTTGAAGGAAACAACATCAACGACTTTACTAGTCCTCCCTTCACTAAGACCTTAACCGTAAATGCTCAAGGAATATTTGAATTTAATGTTTTAGATACACCGGCAACTTACCGCTTCTGGCGACTAAGATTTGTCGACCCCTATAATTCTATACAAGGTCCGAACCTTGAGTTTGGTAACATCTACTTAGGGGATTTCCAAACCTTAACAGGGGCAAATATTCAGGCAGGTTTTGTAGATACGCTTGATGACCCATCTAAAAGGTCAGAGTCCGAGGGTGGTGTTCTTTATTTTGATAAGCGTACAAAATTTACAAGATTTAGTAACTTGGCCATAAGATTTATGGAAGATGCCGACAAACAGATCATTAAAGATGTTTTCTCAACTGTCGGCACTACTGAGCCATTCTATGTTGCCCTTGATCCTCTTAGTAGGATTAACTCTAACACAACAGAATTTACTAAATTTGTTATTTTTGATAGTGAGCCACAATTCACCTCTATAGGGTCATGTTATTTTAACACTGTCTTGAATTTAAGGGAGGTAGTCTAAATGGCATTTTTACAATTTGCGAAGAAACAAATGATCGAGGCCTTAGACACGTCGGAGAAAATGGACCTAGGGGGTATTCAGCCATCTCAAAGTGGAGAGTTGAAATATATCACTATAGGCCTTTTTAAACTTGGATCACTTGCGGCAGCGACTAAGGTAAAAATAGGACTGCACTTATCAACTGATTTCACCGCTGCTTATGCTTTTTCTGACGAAATTTTTATAACAGATATAGAGTCAGCAGAGGATAACATCACAACAGATACATGGCGGGCAGTAGTTAGGTTTGATTTTAACCGGCCAAACATTAACAAAAACCAAGAGTATAGGTTATCATTGCAAACAGTGGACTACACCAGAAATGGCAACACGGCCTATTTGGGATCTGTTAGGGATGAGCCCTATCCAATATATTCATTAGCTGGCGCTAATTATGGAATAGAATATCCGGCCTCTAAGGCCTTATTTGCTTTTCAGGAACCGACATAATGGCCAATAATTTTGAGACAGTAAAAGGTAATGCGGCCTCTGAGAAATTCAACCTTATAAGACTTGAGCCAGCAAGGGCAGTTGAAGGAGATCTAACCTTAGATAGTGGAACAACGTATACGGCAACTTTTGCTTTTACTAATATATCAAGGATTTTAGTTGACGGAGTTACTTATACTGAAGTTAATTCTTCTCCATCAAGTGGTGAATATTCCTTTAGCGAATCAACTAAACTCATCACTATTAATCTTGGGGCTGCTCTTACTACTCAAAGAGTGATATGCTTTTATTACCACTTCTACTCTACAGATAAGGCTAGGGTAGCAAATGAAGACCCTGAAAATACATCTACAACATTAAGAGGTTGGCAGCCAAGGGTTGCTAGTGAACCTACGTTTGATTTCAATTTAAAAGATGTGACAGAGGGATTTTTATCTACATCGAATAGCTCAGTAAGACTACACAACGAAGATTCATTTTTCGAGCAATACCTCACTGACAATGACTCGTTTTCAAATAAAAATATCACTATTTGGCAGGGGATAGATACAGTTGAAAACATTAAGCTTGTTTATAGGGGTCAAATCAACCGTTTATCAATTGGAAGAAAGGTAAACATTCAATTCTTTGATGAATATGCAAAATTAAACAGACAACTTTATTCCAATGGCACATATTTAAACTCTACATACAACTCAACAAGGTTTTCAAACTTACACCCTCCAAAAGAAAACCTTCCCATTCATAAGCTGTATGCCGAGTTGACTACATACAAGGTAATTGATGAAGGTACAGCTTCGGGACTCCACAGGGTCGACGGGAGACGCCTTATGGAGGCCCACTGTACCAACTTTTCAACCACAATATCCACGTCAACCAACCGAGAATGGGGCACAATTTTAAGCGAGGGCGATTATGGCATACAATCAGACACTATCAGCGCTGTTGATCACACTGATGCTAATTTTTCTTTGCTTACTGTTGGTGCTAACAAACCTTATAGAATCGGTGATACGCTGGAGGTTGCGTCCACAAAGTATGTGCGAGTCCTCTACTTTGATGATGGGGCCGATCAAATAAAGACAACTAAAGACGCAACAATAACCACTTCTAGTAGCGTAACAAGGCCAGGGATTAGTGTTATCGTCATCGAACAAGATAGTGTCCTCTATTATGCTTTATATGGTCGGGATTATTCTGTATCTAACACTGGAAATCCTAATGACATTATCAAAGTGACCTTTGTGAATAATTTTGAGGCCACACTGGGAATGAATGCTCTTAACCCTGACACTGATACAGTAAGGTTTAGGGCATGGGCGGACACAGGGAAAAGTTTACTTCACGGCGATGTGGTTAAAGAATTTATTGAGGAGTCGGGTCTTACTGTAAATACGGCCAGTATCACCCAGGCAAACACAGACTCAACTGTAAAAACAAATTTTTATATCCCTCACTATCAAGAACAAGAATTTAAATCTATTGCCGAGAATATTGAAGATATCTTAAAAAGCACACTTGGTTACATCTTTTTAAACAATGACCTTGAAATGGGGTATAGTTTATTCGCCGCTCCATCCAGTACGACAGAAGTCACTGATAGAGAAATCTTACTAGATAGTTTCCAAACAAATATTGAATACAACGATGTCAGAGACTCCATAAGGCCAGAAAATGTTCATGACATATTAGAGTTGGATTTCTCTAACGCAGGGTTGGAAAATACAAAAGCATTATATTTACATGAAGTGTCAAAGCAAAAAAGCTATGTACATGTCCTTGCGGACACTTCTAGGATGAGTACAATCTTAGGCCTACTAGCAGAACGCAAGGCCCTTTATAAATTTCGCACAAAAATCAGACCTGATACTATTATAGGAGACGAGTTTGAAATTGACCGCGAAGATCTTATCGGGAATGTGGGCGATAGGGATATCGCAATTGTCTCTGTCCAGAAAAAATCAACTGAAGTAACCTTATCAGGATATGACTTACTAGGTTTATAGGAGTGTCGCATGGCAGAAATCAAGAACTTGGAATTTGTGGAGGGTACAGATGTCACGGCCCCTACAACCGCTATACTAGAAGTGGGAACTGCCGACGCGGCTTCCTCACTTCAAGCAGTAAACATCGCCTATCTGTCCTCCATTGGAGCAGGCCTTAAAAACAATATCAATGCAGCAGTTGACCCCACAGCAACTGATGATGGTCCTGATGGGGGCTACTCAGTAGGCTCAATGTGGTTCAACACCACGGCATCCCCGACTAGAATCTGGATTGCCACTGATGTAACAGACGATGCGGCAGTTTGGAAACACATGATGACAATTGCCGATGCCCAGACGATCACAGGGGCAAAAAGTTTCAGTGCTGATGTAACAGTCACTGATGCTACATCAGCAACCTCCACCACCACAGGTGCATTAAAAGTGACTGGTGGTATCTCAACTCAGGAAAACCTACACGTAGGAGGAGATCTTGTAGTTGAGGGTGCAACAACAACCTTAAACACCGCAACGCTCGACGTCGAAGATGCGAACATCACAGTTAACAAGGGTGGAAATGATGCCTCTTCAGAAGGCTCTGGTTTAACTGTAGAGCGAACGGCGACAGATGGTAGCCTAGTTTATGAAGATGCCCTTACAAGTAAGTTTAAAGCTGGTCCTAGCGGCACTGAGAGTGAAGTGATGACAGTTGGTACAGCACAAACTGTATCAGGGGCCAAAACTTATACGGCCATCAATGATCATGAAGAAGCTCTTAACATGAAACAAGTCACCACGCCTGCCAATCCGGCATCAGGTGACAATCGTCTCTATTTCAAAAATGACGACAAGTTATATAAGCTTAACTCTAGCGGTCTTGAGGAAGAGGTGGGAAGCGGTGGAGGTGGTGGGCTTGATACTTTCTACCAAGAAGACTTTAGTGCAATAACAGCAAGTGACTGGAGCACTGGTGACAACGCCACATTTATGAGTTCCCCAACGGCAGGGACTGGTGGAACAACTGGAACCACAACACTACCAAACACTACAAGTGCCATAAGAGAAGGCAACGACCTAAAGTACGTACAGGCATCAGGTTCACTAAATGACTATATCGCCTGCCCAGAAATCACTATCTATGAGAAAATGCAAAATAACTTCGTAGGTCTAGTACTTGGCGGTGTAATCTACGATGGAGATGATGGTGACATCGTAGCGGTCCTTTATGATGAAACAAATGATGTTGTACTTTCAGATGATACATGGATTATTGAGGCCAATGGAGGTACATCGAAAAGACATGTTTTTAACGTCTTTATACCAGATGGTGTTACATCGCTAAGATGGGGTATACAGACCAAGGTTGAAAACATAGGCGCTTCTCTACAAATTGACGATGTTGAGCTAACAACCAACCCTTTTGTCATTGCTGATTTTAGTAATATAACAGATTTTCAAGACTATACTCCGGGCACTAATGGATTTGGTACTATTGCCGATCCACAGGTGAGGTATAAACAAGTAGGCGACCTCGTTTACATTAGAGGCTACTTTCAGTCAGGCACAACAACCGCCGTCGAGGCCAGAATTGACTTACCAAATGGTTATACGGCATCAGACAATACTGCCTCATTTACTCCCTGTGGGATGCTATGGGTGGATGGATCAAGAGGGTTGTTTTGCATCGGTTATACTAGCTCAAGTCAAGGCTATGTTAAACTTGGTTATCATGATCGGAGCGCCAACACTGATAAAGTGGCCGCTCAAAATGCATCAACTATTGTGCCATCCTCAACATATGTTCACTTTGAGTTTGCTGTTGAGGTTCAAGAGTTAACATCAAAAACCGAACACATAGTAACCCCAACTCGCATGGCCCAACCTGCGAGTGCAAATACTGCGGATACAACTCCAATTAGTTCGGGTGCATTAACGTTCATTGGGTTTACAACTGATTTTGATGATGATGGCCTCTTTGTTAATAGCGGATCAACAAACAATACCACGCATACCTCGACCACTTATTACCTTGTCCCTCGGGATGGGAAATTTAGAGTGGGTGGGCAAGTGTATTCAACAGACACCGATATTGACTCTGATGAACGACTAGATATTATAATTGCGGTGAATGGGGTAGAGGTAAAAAAACATCGTTATGAATCATTTGCATCTTTATCGGTCCCGGCTATTGCTTGGGCCATTAACGATATAGTTAGCGTTAGTAAAGACGATAAGATTTCAATTGCCGTCAACACTGGAACTGTAGGTGCAATAACCCTCGATGCAACTGCCTCACTAGGTTGGTTTACAGTTGAACAAGTAGACACCGTCCCGGTTTTAGGCGCGATACCTGGTCAAGTCCAAGTCTATTATTCAGGAAATGGAGGGGAGTCCATCACGGGGGATACAACCGATGTTACCTGGGATGATGTCACCGTTGATTCTCATAGCGCTTGGGATGGTAACAGCTTTACGGCCCCTGAAACAGGCCTCTACCATGTAGAGGGAGCTGCAAACCACACTACCTCAGCAGCAAGAACCTATAAGGCCTATGTAGATGGCGTACATAGGGCAAACTTCTTTAGAAGTCAGTCAGGAGAAGACATAGTTTACTTTAGTGGAGCAGTTTACCTGCTTAAAAACGAAGTATTTTCAATGAGGGCCTCGACGAGTTCAACGCTTTCAGATTCTACGCTAAGCCATTGGATCGCTATTAGTAGGCGCTAGAAGATCCTCCCCCTTTTGATACAATAAATCAAAGGGAGGGTGTTTATGAGACATAGTCGACCAATGCGATCAATGGCCGTCGCAATTCTAACCACAATGATTTCAGGACTAATGGCATTCGTAGCCGACTTTCACTATTCTTCTTATCCGCAAACCAAAGAGAGGATTAAAGTTTTAGAGACCCGCGTCAATACACATGCGAAGTTTCTAGAGAGAATTGATAATAATACTCAAAAAATCTACGAGCATTTACTTGAGAAGAATAAATAAGATTGTTATACATGTACACAAAAAGGAGTGTGCATGGAGCAATTTAAGTTATTCCATAAGGGTCCAGAGGTTTTTTACTACATTGGAAACCAAGGTACATTAAAATCGTTTCGAATTAAAACAATGAAAATAAAAGAATTAAGCCCGTGTATTAGTAAGACGTGTAAGTCGGATAAGCAAGGTTATCTACAAACTCAAATAAACGTAAATGGTAAAAATAAAAACTTCAGAATACACCGATTAGTGGCCGAAAACTTTCTGATGAAGAAGGGGCCTAAAAAAGGCTTTGAAGTTAATCATAAAAATGGCAACAAACATGACAATCGGGCCGAAAATTTAGAGTGGGTACATAGATCAGAAAATACAAAACACGCGCATGATTACGGCCTGATAAAATCCAACGTGAAAGGTTTTATAAAATATAACAATTCAAGAAAGGGGAAGTATTGCGGATCGCACCCTTTTAAAAAAGTAGCAGAAGGTGTTACGATAGTAAGAAACACAGGATGCTACAAAACAGCGGCCAAGTTAACAGGTGTTCCCACTAAAGTGCTGTGGCATTACAATAAGAGGAGCGAAATATTCGCCGCATCAATGAAATAATCTTGCATTGCAGCGACTCAGATGAAGAAGAGCATGATGATCACGCTCTTAAGTATCTACACCAATGGCATGTATTGGAGAACCAGTGGTCCGATATCGGCTATCACTACATCATCTCTAAGCGGAGAGGTCTTGAGCTTGGTCGTCCAATTGCGCGTCCGGGAGCACATTCTAGAGGACGCAATAACTACTCTGTGGGAATCGTCCTGTGCGGTCGATATGATTTCGATGAGTATCAATTTGCCGTTTTAGAACAACTAATAATCAACTTAATTTGTATCTTTGACATAAACCCCGATAACATCCTAGGACATTGTGAGGTGGATAGTAATAAGACTTGTCCAAACTTCGATATGCAGGGAATCAGGGGATACTTTCATGATCGTTATAACACAAGATGACTGGCCGAATGACCTTAACTGGAAGGATTGCCGTAAGAAGGCATTGGTTGTTAAGGCCGTACAGATGGAAGATGATTTCAAAGTTTTAACGACATATGGAGAGGTTTGGGGTTTCAGAGGTGACTACCTGGTTATGGGATACCATGGCGAGCTTTATCCAATCAAAAGAGAGATATTTGAAGAAATATATTCAATTCTAGCAAAGGTATAACCATGGAAGAGAAGGTTGGTATAAAAGAAAGTAAAGAACTCCTTAATGGATGTGTAGTTTTAGCGGCCCTATGTGTGCGCAGGATGAAGGACGGATTTCAATTAGACGATTTACCTGCAATCTTAAGTGCTCTTGGATACGAGCCTGAGTTACGCGAAGCGTGGAAGGACGCTCATAAGATCCCTAGTGAGGTTTCTGATTTAGACCTAACTGAGATAATGGAGCTAGCAGGCGTGCTGCTCAAGGGGGTTCCTCGTGTATTTGAGGAGCTAAAAAAGTAGATTACTGGGACTTAATGGATGAGAATTACTTTTGGCCAGGATGAAACATGCCCCTAGGACTCCCCACCGCAATCTTTAAAGCAGTTGAAAAAGGTCTAGGTATTTGGGACTGGTACAACAAGACAAGGTATCAGCGCGAATACAGAGAGCTCACAGAGATCATTCGTGAAGAAGAGGCCAAGCCTATTTACGACGATCGCCTGAGGGACAAAGATCTTCGCGACCAAAATGTCATAGATAGGGCCAAACACGACATAGAAATCTTATTAGAGAGGTTTATTGGAGAGTCAGATGGCTATCGAAATAACAAAGACTAGGTTACTTTGGATTCTCTTACTATCTTCGTGCGCTACAGCAACAATTCCATTACGATTACAAGATAGAACACTCCTGATTGACCCGGAGGGTCCAAACTTAATCTATCCATACATGGGGAAAGAGTGTAGGAACCCTCACCGGCGAATCTTTAAAGGGTGCAAGAAGAAGAGAAAAGTTATCAAATACGACCTGACTGACGAGCGAGTTCGGTCTGAACTATCGGCGGCTGGCTTTCAATGTGTTTCAAAGTTAAAATATCAATACTGACCTTGATTTACGGATGATGACAGGTCTTTCAAAGGATGAAATATGTTTTGTGATATTCCAAAACCTAAGGAAAAACCAAAGGTCACTATTGATAAAAAGAAGGATGACGAAGGTGAGATACTTGATATCGAAATCAAAGGACTTGTTGGTTTCACGGAGGCACAAAAAGCATTCTTTCTAAAAGCGATGGAATTAAAAAAGCTTATTGATAATTCTCAAAATTACAAAATGAAAATCATCAACACAAAGATGACCCAAAAGCAAGGGCGGACAAACCTGGAAGTTTACAATCATTGGAGGAGCGGTTTTTCCAATTATGACAAAATGGTAGATCACGACATTGATTTATTTGTTACTCTATATGATTCAAGAAAGAAATCAACACTCGGATATACCTCTATGTCTACTGGTAAGATTTACACTAATCGCGCGGTCTTTAATAACTACATGAGAGGTTTCAATGGAGGCTATTCTCAAGGCATGTCGGGACTTATTGGACATATTTCTCATGAATACCTCCATAGTGTTGGATATATTCACAGGGGATGGGGCTCTTATAAGCGAAATTCCGTTCCTTATGTTTTTGGTCGCCTTGCTCGTTATTTGACTCAGGAAGTGATTGAGGGAAAACAGCTTACACCGCTCGTTTGAATTATTTTGCTGAAAATAGTAGGTAATTCCTTTTCTGTCTCTTCAATTTTTTGTAAAAGCTATAGCAGTGAACGTAATACTCTCCATCACCGTTTAAATAATAAAACTCTTGATCATACCTCTCCACCCAGTCAACATCATAAATAGTGATAATGTCATCCGCAAATTCACCAAGAGGGCTGTAATGACCATCATAGTTGAATATTACTTGTTTTTTTGGGTCATTGGCATATTCTTCCATCTCGCATTTAAACCTAGTACTCGATTTCCTTCGCATGGAGACTAACTTAACAGTATATTGCCGGTCAAAGACCTTAATAAACTCTTTAACAGACTTGTAAAAAGAAGCAGATGGAATGCCACGTCTATATTTGTCTCTATTGACCCTGCCTAACCAGTAGAAAAGCTGCTCGTTTTTAGAGCTAGCTAAGAGACCCCGGTAGTGGTACTGCATATCAGGGAAATGATGTTTTTTAGTTAGTAACATGTCCAACATAATAAAAGAGGCCAAAGAACATCCATCAGAAGAGTCTTGTTGAATGTGATAGTTTTTTAGATTCATGAAGACCTACCTAGAAAAGATCTACAAAATAAAGACCTACTCTGTAGATTCCAAACAATAGAATCAATAAAAAAAATATAACAATAAGAAATGTGAGCACGTAACTCATAACTTTAGCAAAATCATCAAATTCCATTATAAAGCACCTATTAAATCAACCTTGCACCAATCGATATTACCGGCAAGCGCATAAAATAAAGCATCAAGTTGCGCGGATAGAAATATTTGATCATTTTCTATGTGATACCAAATAAGACTACTCTCCATAAGCGATATTATCCTCCATCTCAGTAGCGATCAAAGCGTCGTATGGGTCTTTAAAGCCTTGGAGGTTGTTATGCAAGTTGATCCGCTTCATTTGTCGGGATAACTTGTATTCTACTTGCCCACGTACCTCATCCCACCCAAATAATTGGGCCATTTGAAGTGCCATGATAAGAACATCGGCCACCTCTTCTTGCAAGTGGGATCTATTAGTGCTGTGGCCATAATTCTTGGAGAGTTCAGTGATGAGTTCACACATTTCTTCCACGGCCTTTGGCACCTGAGAAGAGGCCCCATAGTATCGTAAAATATACTGTGTGTGTTTTAAGATCGTCTTAAGGTCCATGGTCCATCCTACGCATATAAAAAAGAGGCAGAAGGTATGCGCCTCCTCCCGCCTCCCTCTAACGGTGGTTTCCGTGGTAAATCGAAAGCCTATTAAAAAGGTATATCGTCCGGCACGAATCCGCCATTATTTTGTTGTGGAGTAGGTTTTGGATTGGCCTTCATCTCGCTTTTAACACCAAGAAAATGTATGACAGGCGTGATGATCTCAGTCTTATTCTTAGTTGAACCGTCTTTTGCAGTGTATTGTTGATAGTCTATTTTACCCTCTAAAGCGACCTGTCTCCCTTTTTGGAGATAGGCGTTACAGTTTTCGGCCACTTTCCCAAAAGTGACAATGTTATGCCAGTTAGTTTTTTCCTCACCTTTGACTTTTTCACTTGTAGCGACAGAGAATTTGCATATC